TAGGTCAATTAGCTAATATAGCTAAGGCATACAAGGTTAATAAGATAGTAGTTGAAAGTAACTTCGGAGATGGTATGTTTACCCAACTATTAAAACCACATGTCACCAAAGTGTACCCATGTGAGATTGAAGAGAACCATGTAACAGCTCAAAAGGAATTAAGGATAATAGATGCTCTTGAACCAGTAATGAATCAACATCGTCTAATCTTTGATCAAAAAACAATACAGGACGATTATGACTCTGCTAGAGCTTCATATAGCCCTGATAAGGCACCACAGTACATGTTGTTCTATCAACTGTCTAGGTTATCGAAAGAACGTGGATCACTACGTCATGACGATAGGTTAGACGCATTAGCACAGGGTGTTAATTACTTCTTAGACTATTTAGACGTGAATCAGGAGTTCCAAAAGAATGAACGAAAATCTGAGTCAGTTGACAGAATGTTAAGTAAGTTTACTGATGATTGGATGGATGAACACGGTGGAAATCAAAACAATATTCGTTTATGGAGAAAATAATAGATAACTAAGTGTAATCAGGTGCAATGGCAATATCGCTATGTACCTGATATCACCTAAAGATACCATAAAAGATACCAAAGGTAAATACTTGATTTTACTAAGAGACCAGATAGTGTAGCTATACTTGCTAACTTACTAATATCATTAAAGAAAAACGTAATGTGTACAATAGAAGGAAGCTTTTAATTTCTAAAAGAGGATATAGTAGATATAATATATTAATACTAGATTAAACATTAGAATAATATGAAAATATAGATAGGAGTGAGATAAGTATAGTACAATTATAGATACTATAGACACTACACACTCAATATACGATTAAATAAATACTATTGATAGGATATACCAATATGGGTATAATTACCAAGTATACGGATAAGAGTATAACCAGTGACACCCAGTGACACCCAAGTGTCCAGCAGTGCAGTATTACTTACTTAGTTCGTTAGCGATCGTAGTCTGGTATTACTTATGGTATACACCTAGGAGACACGAGGTTTCGCTGTAAGCCCTTTATATGGTCTAGCTATACCAATGGTAGGCTTAGCTTACAAATCAATTTAAACAGCCTTTACGGGCTAAATAGGAGGTACCATGTTCAAAACACCAAAGAAACTAAAGAAAATAAGCATATTAGGTACCAATGTCCCTGTAATCATTGACGACATCAAATTAGCCCACTTAGGAGCTATGGGGTTGTACTCAAATGGTACTATAGTGTTACTATCAGAATACGGAGGATCAGCAGATTTTGTAGATACATTCACTCACGAATGCTTTCACGCACTATCTCACATACTGGGGACTCAATTAGACCCTCATGTCGAGGAAATACTAGCGAACACTATGGGACAACTCAATGTCCACATAGTGAACAAACTTTTGACAACTGGAGTTTTCACAGAACCAGAGAGTGAGTAACTAATTGACACAAAAGTGTAATAATGCGCTATTTATATACAGTAAGTAGCGTAAAATTACATAAAAATATTGAAAATAAATCACGAGTGGTTAGACCAATGGAGTCTGCGAATGGGAACGGAATCACGGCGATACTAGATGCGTCCGACTTAAGAGGTTCAAATCCTCATCACTCGTTCAATTTTTAAAAATAAATCACAGGCACTGTATTTACTTCACGGCACCTCAGTTTCCCCCATGCCACCTTTGTTTGACTCACCGAACACTTAGGCGCCCCATAGAACAATTGGTACACTGAGGTAACACTTAGTGACACTGTCGAACACATGATGCTACTAGGCAACACATGGTGTTACATGGTGCCATTGGTGTGGTGTGTCAATGTGTTGTTAGGTGGCACGTTGTGTTATTGCAAGGTGCAATGGTGTTGCAGTGTGCAATTAGTTTGAGGCATCTCTATTTTTTGACCTCATAGATATTATCTATCACACCAATGAACACCGATAGACAATTAGTATCACCAATATACTTGACAAACAATATTAGTTTACCAACTATTTAATTTAGTGATTGACACACAATAATTGTTTAGTGTCACCGCAGTGTACTCGATTGTCTATTAATAGACATTGGTTATTTTTTCGTGATTATACTGTTAACCGCTTGATATTATACATATTATGCATGTTTATTGAGTATGTATGCATTTAGTTCTTGTACTGTGGGTCATAGTGTGTTATTATTATTTCAGGGCAACAATAACAAACATTGTTACCTACTAACACTAAGGAGACAGTATGACAGAACAAGACTTAGACTACTTAGCAAAACTATTAGAAGACAATAAAAAGAATAAATAACATTAAAACCTGCTAATGTTATTAGAATATACACCGATACAGGAAGTAGTTAAACAAGCCACGGAAGGCATTAATTAAAGGATAGGGCATGGAAACAATGATAATATTTATAATAGGCGCATTCATAGGTTGGAACTTTGGTGGACTACTAAACAAGTTATTATTTAGGAGTAAACGATGAGAATGACAACACTATTAGCATCGGGTATCATGGCGATACTAGCGATATCATTACTAGAAATTATAATAAAGGGATAATATCATGGCACGTATGATGACAGATGAGGAACGTATAGCACTTAGGTATTTTAAGATAGCAAGTAAACAATATAAGCAACTAAAGGCGGTATAGTATGAAATTACTAATAAGTTACAAGATAAGACTGGCACAACTAGTAAACGGTGCACCTGAATTATACCACGGTGAAACACAGGTAATACAGGCTATTATCACTGGATACCCAAAGGATACTAAATGAAATATAATTGCGATTGTGAGCAAGACGGACACACAGATAACCACAAAGTACAGCAAGGACGTGGTACTATGAAGCCAACACTTACCAAGGAAGGTATCTGTGTTTACTGTGGACGCTATGCAGTGGCGCAGAGCATGTATAAGCGACAAGAAGATATTGGTAACAAGTATTACGCCGATCCGATGGTTGACTTGTATCACGATAGTAACGTATTAAGTAAAGCAATGTATTAATAGGAGAATAACATGCGACAAGTTAGTAAAAAAGAATTATTTCAACAGCAAGCTCATAACTTAAATTTTGAGTATAATGAGGACGAATTACTAGAGTTTGCATTAGAAAAAGGTTTTGTGACAAAAATAGACAATGAGGACGATTTATACCAAATAAATGAGGAGTATTAACATGCGACAAACACAATTTAAACGAGTAATGATACTAAGCGCAGAACGAACGAAATATACATACACTGATAATCAAGCTAGAACAAACAATCTAAGGGCATGCTTAGAAGACTTAGGTATAACACCGCATGCATGTGTTGGTGTATATAAAAATGGACTTGAAAAGAGTTTCATGGTGTTACCAAAGAGCCGAGAGGAGTTTGATACAATACTCGACCTAGCGTTTAAGTCGTTTGAGCAGGAAAGTGTGTTGTACAGGGGGACAAATGGTAACTCGAGCTTATACACTAATACAGGCGCAAAGATAAGCCTCGGTACACTAGATGAAGTACCAATGGTCATAGCTAGGCAGTGTGAGAATTATACAGTGTTCAATGATAAGTATTACATAACCAAAGGATAGGGCATGCTAAAAGTACAAAGTAATAAACCATATGCAATTGGGGACATCGTATACAACGATGATACAGGCGAATGCTTCAAAGTAGTAAACTGTATAAAGTTCTTTATGGAAAATAACTATGGTATAACATTAGTACCACTAACAAAGGAAGTATAACATGAATTCAAATTTTAGAAGGGATTATCTTTACAGAACAACTAAACAATTAACGGCTAGTGTAGGTGATAACGAGCTTATCAGATACTTAAAATATGATAAGAAAAACAAGAATTATATCTTCCTTACTGGCATGATGAAAAATAACAGAGAGCAAGTGATTAAAGTACACCGTCACGTAATACACCTAGTAAATCGCAATCTTGAAAAGCTAGGCTGTATTGGGTATGAGCAAACCGATGGTTACGAGAATAGTGTAGGCGAATAGTAGCAATATAACAAAGGACTTAGTGATGAACAAACAAACTAAACAAGATGCAACTAACTGGTACTATGAAGTAAATGATTACTGCACGACACTATCAGAAGTATATGGTGTCAGTTTGATACAAGTAAGTGGTATCATGTCGGCACTAAGTCCTAATAACAAGTTCGAATCTAACTGTAAAAGTTTGGAGAAGTTCTTGCAATATAAAGGGCAGTGCAAGGTGACTACTTTCAATGGTCAGAAATTAAAGGCTCAAGCAATATTGGACATGGACACACCATGCGAGAATAGTATCAAAGAGATACTGAGAGGTAATAAAACAATGGCATTCTTTGAGAATATCTATAGACCGCACACTAGTGAAGCCGTAACGGTAGACCTATGGCAAATAAGATGGGCTAAAAAGCTTAAGCTTATACCCGAGCAAGGTGGTCTTACTGACAAGCGATATAAAATAGTAGCTAATGAGGTTAAGAAATATGCTAATGATCTAGGTTTAAAACCTCATGAGTATCAAGCACTAACATGGGTAGAAATACGAGGGAGTCAATATTGAAAACAACGGTACACAAATTAATTAAGAAAGAGCACCTAGGATACAGGATTGTCACGAACGATCAAGTTATAATCGAGACGAATAATGATGAAGGCTTACTGACAATTGATGACATGGAAAAAGCTATTTATATTGATCTAACACCACATACGATAGGGTTATTGAGTGAGTTACTTAGATATCTTAAGACTGATTTAGAAGGTGACAAGTGAAGGCATACTTATACACAATACTAGTAACAGGTTCACTGATTTATAATGCGTTTATACAGGATAATACAGGTTTTCTATTGAGTTTATTTGTGTTACCTCTTTGTATATTACTATTCTTTAGAGAGGACAAATAATGTGGAAAATAAAAGACTTTGAAAAGCAAAGAGAAGTCGTACTCAAACACTTTAAAAGAGTAGGCTTTAGTAAAGAAAAAGTGGCTGATTTCTGTACTATGGCTGGTATACCATTAATAGTAGTATATGAATTTCTAGCAAGTGAGTACACAGAACATGAGGCAGTATGCAGAAAGAAAATAAAAGAAATAGAAAAGTTTTATGGTATATTTGAGGAGTAAATAATGACAACAGAGCAAAAAGAAATAATGAGGGCATACATTAGTAAAATGAGCTTCTTTAACGCAGCTGAGGGTGCTCAATGGAGCAACGAGAGATCAAAAAGAGCTGACTTAAAAGTTTCCGCATCTATTGAGATACTAAAATGGTTAAAGGACGGTTTAGACTTAGATACTTTAAAAGAATTTCACAGTGAGAATAAACAACTAACAAGTTTTAACGATTTTATAAGCAATAACATGATAAATGCTGTGATAAATAACAGCTTAGGGGTGGAAATATGAGAACATTAAAGGAAGTTATACTTCTAAAACTAAAAGTAAAGCAAAAGATTGACTGGTATTTAGAAGACGATGCGCAGATTGCAAAGAAAGTCAGCTATAACCAAGCACTTGATGACATCAAGAACTTTATTGATGACTTTGAAGATGGTAAGGTAGAAAAAGAGTTCTTAAATCAACTTGAGAAACTTTAGCCTTGACGTCTAAAGAGAAAATTAAAATGGCAGTTTGGATGCTCAATAGACTTATTGATAAATCACCAGATATGTACATAGCTTGGAAAGAATTATATTTAAAAGAGATAGGGAGTAACAAATAATGGACTTTTACGACAAAGATAATTTTATACATGACAATAGACTAGCGACATGTGGTAACAAAGTATTATATACTAGCATGGGTATCGAGCTTGGCATGTATAACACTAAAGAAATAGATAAATTAAAAGTAGATGCTGATGAACTAGTAATTGATAACAGCGATGTGATTGAAACAAGACGTGACACTCATATAACTAGTCTTGACTCATTAGATAACATGGTAGCATTTATACACTTAGGTGTACTTAACTCAGATGATTTTGTAAAAAGTGATTGGTACTTTAATGCATACAGTAAAGATATGCATACATGGAAAGAATGCGCTAAGGACTTAATAGCAGTAAATGGTAAGCATAGAAATTATTGGTGGCAAAATGGTCACTACGCTGTAGGTAAGATTGCTAACCTAGTATCTCCGCATATACAATACTATGCTAGACGAAAAGATAACAAGTTCTCAGCACACTTACTGGTATTCTTTTACCTATGGTTACTAACAACACTATTCAAGAAAAACTATAAGAATGGTGAAAAGCAGACAGGTGTAATTAGTCAAAAGAATATTGCTTGGCTCATTTTGGTAGACCTATCTAGTAAAAAGTTAATCAAGCTAATTGATCACAAGCAAAACATGCAAGACTACTTTGGTAGTGAACACCCTATAGTAAAGGTGTTATAAATAAGGTTATAGAAATAAAAGGAAATATATATGAGAGAAGTAGATTTATATCACGACGATCAAGAGTTTGTTTTAATTGATAAGTATAACAAACTAAAAACTCAACTAAAAGAAGCTAATAGTTTGATTGATTATTGTTTAACTGAAACAGTCATGCACAGCTATGATAAAGGTAAATTGAGAGAATACAAAGATAAATATAATGATTAGATAATCAGGTTTATAGAAACAGTAGGATAGATATGAAAACACAGCTAGAAATTGAAGCAGAGAACTTTCAGCGTAGCACTGAAAAGGCGCTAAAAGAATATCATAACGCTATTCAAAAAGGTGACTTAGCTAATATAAAAGGTTCTTCTCAGGTGCTACAACACTATAGGGACATCTTGTCGGACGAGCTTATAAAGGCAACAGAAGACGCTAAGCTAGGTAAGGCAGTGCCCAGAAGAGTTGCAAACCAATTGATAACAGTACTAGGTGCAGAAGTTGTTGCACATTATACAGTAACAAGTGTTATTAATACGCAAGGTCTATATGTAGTATACCCAAAACTAGTAAGAAATTTATCAAACTTATTGCAGAAAGAGTTTAGACTACATGAGGCTAAAGAAGATGATAGTGAACGGTTTAAATTCTTAACCACTATACTTAAGAAAAGATCACATAATAATGCTAAGAAACTGACTATAGCTAATGAGTTAATCATGAAATATCAAAAGTTTCCTAAGCTTAAACGTGAGGCTAAGTTTGATACACTAGCACTGTATTGTCTAGAGTATCTAATGCAAATTAAACCAATGATAAGAGGACATCAGTTTGATTCACTATTCATTATTAAAAAAGAAAATCTTAATAAGAATAAAAGTATTCAAACAGTAATTTTCTGTAAGTGGTTTAAAGAATACCTTAAGACAAATATTCTTAATGGTAACTTATTGACAGCACACTATACACCACTAGTTGAAAAGCCTATACCTTGGACTGGATTTAAGGACGGTGGTTATCACACTAAGGACTTCAAGTACAGCTTGGTGTCACGTGGTAGAGCTAGTGACTACACCAATGAAAACCTTAAGCCTATTATGGACACAATAAACAGGTTACAGAACACAGGCTTACGAGTAAATAAAAAGATCCAAGCAATATTCCAAATGAGTGTTGACATGGACTTAGGACTTGGTGACTTACCAAGAAATGAAAAGCCTAACTTTGTACCTTACCCATTTGAGGGTAAAAACTTCAAAGACCTAGACGAGACTGATCAGAAAACTGTAAGAGACTGGGCTAAGAATAAAACAGCTGATCATGAATCTGATATCTCTAACACCTCTAAGTATATGAAAATGTTGGTAACAGCATCACAAGCTAAGCGGTTCAAAGATTACCCTAGTATCTATTATGCATACTTTGTGGACTACAGGGGTAGACTATACCCTAGAGCTAATGCACTTAGCCCACAGGGTGACAAGTACAGTAAAGCACTGCTTGAGTTCTCAGAGGGTAAAGCAATTGACACTAGGGATGCCGAGATGTTCCTAGCGATGCAAGGTGCTAACACGTTTGGTGAAGATAAAATATCATTAGCTAACAAGCATTTATGGGTACTTACGAGACACGAAGAGATTTTATCATGTGCAAATAACCCTTTAGATGCAGAGTCAATTTGGCACCAAGCAGATGATCCTTGGAACTTCCTAGCTTTTTGCTTTGAGTGGGCTGAGTATGCAAGACTTGGTAGCTCTTTTAAGAGTCATATATCAATTGCAATGGACGGTTCATGTAATGGTTTACAACACCTCTCAGCTATGTTTCTGGATGAAGTAGGGGGTAAGTCGGTTAACCTTACAGATAATGAGTCTAAAGGTGATATCTATGCTGATGTACAACACAGGACAATAGAACTTCTAAAGGAACGTGGTACTGATATAGGACTAAAACTGATAGAGATTGATGCAGTGACTAGAGCATCATGTAAAAAGCCTGTAATGACAGTACCTTATGCTGGTACCAAGATGGGTACAAGAGACAGTGTTAGGGAGTACCTAGAAGATAATATGCTGCTAAAGCACTTCTCAGAGGACGACAGAACTGACGTTATAGGTCAATACACTGATGCACTTTGGGACGCTATAGAGTCCGTTATAATCAAGGGTAGGGAGATTATGTACTTCTTAAAGAAGGCAGCACCTTTAATCTTAAGAGCTAGTACAGTACCTTACATTCAATGGTATACACCAAATGGCTTCAAGGTAGTCCAAAGACGACCTAACCTTAAGAAAATACAAGCGAATACACTACTTGGTGAATTTGCAGGGAATAGACGAGCGATGGTTATGTTACAATATACTACTGACACACCTAACAGCAGAAAGCATGGAAATAGTATAGCACCTAACCTAATCCACAGCCTAGATGCATGTCATTTACAGAACACCGTTCTAAGCTTACCAGAGGCTCTCTCGTTCAATATGATACATGACTCCTATGGTACCCACGCTAAAGACAGTCGAGCGATGTATGAGGCTATTAGACAGCAATTCTACGATATCTATAAAAACAAGGATATTCTAGATAAATTTATAGCAGACCAACCAACATTTGATTTACCAGAGTTACCAACAAATGGTGACTTAGATTTAACCGAAGTTCTAAAATCAGAATACTTTTTCGCCTAGGAGGGCATCAATGACAACTAAAAGAACAGTAACAACGTACCCAGATGGATCTATTAACGTAAAAGTTACGGATACCAGAACACCAGAAGAAAAACTAAGTGGAATGCCTACGTTTGCAGAGAGACTAGATGCTATGTTTCCAACAACTGAAGCTGAAATTACAGCAGGTTGGGTTGAATTTGATAACCATAAGCGTACAAAGTAATGAGTTTTAAGATACTATTAGAAACTATTAGATACCAATTAAACATGAGATACAAGTTATATGGTAAAATTGACATGGCAGATGTAAATGCAGTAATTAATGGTTTAGTAGCTAGTATAAAAATTAAGGGAGTTGATAAAGAATAATTGATACCAAAACATTCAAAGTATAACCAGGAGTTATTTAATTATAGCTCCTTTTTACGTTTGTAACTTACTGAAATCACATATAAAGGGTACCATTCTAAGTTGTTGATATTGTTCAGGAAAACCAAATGTGTACTTATATAGAAGAAGGGAAGTATATAGTGTTAATACTAGAGTAATACTAGAATAACAATAGATTAATATGAAAAAATAGATTAATAGTATGTAAGTATAGAGTAAGTATAGTACACTAAGAGACACATAGTAACACTATGTACTACTTGGTGACACCTATGCATAGCTCACTATACTTACTAACAATAACACCCTTAAAACCAATTGTGTACTTAGATAGAGGAAGGAGCTAATATGTTTGTATTGAAGATATCATGCTTCTTTGGATTTCATCGGTGGAATACTATATCAATTAAGCGTAACCAGTATATATATCGCAAAACTGCTATATGTGAACACTGCGCTAAATTTAGGACGGTTATTAAAGTGCTGAATAATCAGCAACAACAATAGGTAACGACGAAGTTACCACAGGAGAATTTATGAGTGATCAAAAAAGTAAGATTGTAACAACACCAATCGGTGAGACTAAGTGGTTCAGTGTATCTAAACAAGATAAGTTTGGTAACTACACGTGTGAGCTGCATTTAGATGAATCTGAAAGATCAATGAAATTTATTGACTTTATTGAGACATTTGGTGATGGCAAGAAGCCAGTTGAGAAAACACCAGAAGGCTATAAAGTAAAATTAAAAGCAAAGTCAAAAGGCATGAAACGTGATAATACATCATATGAGATCAACCCACCAGCAATCTATAATGATAAAGCTGAGAGATTAGCAGGTGCAGACCTAGAAAGACTTAATGTTGGTAACGGTTCTAAGATTAGAGCTAAGATTGAGGTTAAAGCTTATGAGTTCATGGGACAAAAAGGTGTGTCTATTGGTTTAAAATCAGTACAGATCGTTGACCTCGTTGAATATAATGGTGGTCAAGACTTAGGGTTCGACCCATTGTCTGAGCCTAACCAAGAGTCTGATGAGCAGAAAGAAAGCTTTGAAGTGGAAGGCGTGTTTGACTTCTAAGATAGAATTATTTATACCAACTAAACCTGTTAGTGCGTCTAGACCACGCATTAGCAGTTTTTCAACATACTACAGTAAGAGTTATACGGCTTACAGGAAGGAGACTCATGCATTCTTAAAAACAATTGCAAAGAGTTATCCAGTAAAGGACAAAGTGTTATTTGAGGTACATACTGAGTTTATAATGTATAAACCTAAAAGACCTAGTAACCCTGAAAACCCACGTTACGACCTAGACAATGCTATTAAAGCCATTTGGGATGCTATAACCTATGCTAAGATGATCTGGAAAGATGACATTCAGATAATAAAATGTAAAGCAAGTAAACGCTATCAGAAAGATGGTGAAGACTATGGTACTAAAATAACAATAATAGAGGTATAGAATGACAGATACAGATAAACTAACAATGATACTAGAACACGCAGAAGAATATTACACGAATAAGCGTCAGTATAAATTTGTTACTGGTGGATTTGTGTCTTATGAACTATTTGAGGCACCCGAAGGTATTGGGTTATACATTGCTGATATGTTTGTTAGGAAGCATTTAAGAGGCTCTAAGGTACTCACAACGATAGTAGAGTTTTTACTAGCTATGGAACAGACACATCATGTAGATGTGGCTTATGCAACTACAGAGTTATGTAATATACATTTAGAAAATCTACAGGTAATGTATGAACGTATCGGTTTTAAAGAGTATACACGTGATGATACAATGATATACTATAAGTTGGACGTATGACTGAGGGTGAGAAGTTCTTAGTCATGCAGACACTAGAGATGATTGAGCAAAAGCTTACAGATGAGTCTAACTCCTGTGAGTTTGAATTTTATAAAAAATTAAAAGAAGAATTAATATTAAAACTAAAGGGATAGTTATGGAAGATGATTCAACATACATGTATAAAACAAGATGTGATGCTTGTAATTCGTCAGATGCCAATGCAGTATATAGTAATGGTAATACACATTGCTTTAGTTGTGGTAACACAGTAAGAGGAAGTAAAGATACATTTGAACAATCAGGACAAACTATGAAAAAGAAAGAGTTCAATCCAAGTTTTATTGAGTACCCTAATGGAATTAGAGGTATCAGCAAAGCGACACTAGAGAAATTTACATACGGAGTTACCAATGGTAAACACGTAACTTACTACTATAACACTGAGGGTGACATAGTAGCTGAAAAATATAGAACAAAAGATAAAGAATTTGCTTGGTCTGGTAGTGCTAAAGAAGCAACACTGTTTGGACAAAATGTATTCCAGTCAAGTGATAAGATAAAGCTGATAATCACAGAAGGTGAAATAGATTGTCTATCAGTTAGTGAACTTCAAGGTAATCGTTATCCTGTTGTATCATTACCTAATGGAGCCGCTAGTGCTAAACGTGATGTTAAGGCTAACTATGAGTACCTATCAAAGTTTAAAGAATTAGTGATAATGTTTGATCAAGATACTGTTGGTAAAAAAGCAGCTCAGGAAGTTCTTGGAATGTTCCCAGCAGGTTATGCTAAGATAGCCAAGCTTCCATTGAAAGATGCTAATGAAATGTTAAAAGAAGGTAGAGGTAAAGAGCTTATATCAGCTATATTTAATGCTGAAGCTTATAGTCCTGAAGAGATACACCGAGGTAATAAACTATTAGATCTACTAAACAAGGTGGATACAACTAAAGGTTATGACTTGCCTGATTACTTACCTAACCTATCATCTAGAATGAGAGGCATGAGGGTAGGAGATCTAACTGTCATAGCAAGTGGTTCAGGTAATGGTAAATCTACTTTAATGCGTCAGCTTGAGTTACATTTTTATGAAACAACAGATTTTAACCAAGGTATAATACATCTAGAAGAGAGTATAAGAAATACTATGCAGGGTTTAGTATCAGTTAAGCTTGGTAGACAGTTACATTTAGAAGATGACTCACATAAAGATAAAGAGGTTATTGATACTTGGACTAAGATAGCTACAGCTAAAGATGAATCAGGTAATAATAGAATTAATATTGTTGATTCATTTGGATCTTTATCAACTGATAAGCTGTATGATATGGTTAGATACATGGCACAAGTCGATGAATGTAAGATAATCTATATCGACCACTTAACAATGCTAGTGAGTGGGATGGATGGTTCAGTAGATGAGCGTAGAGCTTTAGATAATATAATGACTACATTGAAATCCTTAACACAAGAACTAGATGTACATATATTCTTAGTATCACATCTTAATAATAATACAGGTACAGGTAAAGTACATGAAGAAGGTGGTTCAATGAATGTAAATCAATTAAGAGGTTCAGGAGCTATAAAGCAACTTGCTGATAATATAATTGGTCTTACAAGAAATCAACTAGCTGATACAATAGATGAGAGAAATACAGCTGAGATAACTTTATTAAAATGTAGGTTAACAGGAATGACTGGTAAATCAGATAGAATTAAATATGATAATGATACTGGCAGATTTGCTACACTAGATTTCGATGAAGTATTTGAAGATAAAGAATTAGCATTTTAAGCCGTGATTAAGATCACACTAAGGTAACAATTATAAAGCATATAGTAAGCAAGGTGTGAAAACCTATGCTGTTGAGGAGGTGACTAGCTTCTCGTACCATAGTATTATGG